CTCCATTACGGCCGTCGCTAGCTGCAGCCCCTGCACCTGCCTTACCTCCCTCATGATCCGCAGCCTCTCCTCGCGGTCGAAACCGTTCATCTCCCAGAACGTGTCCGTGTTCGCGAATCCGGGCACGACGCTCGCGATCTTGACGGAGGCGTCCGTCTGCTGCGCCAGCGTCGGCATCGTCGGGTTCCTGAAACGCGGGTCGACGCTCGCCCCGAGCTCCTCGACGGCGTCGAATGTGACGCCGAGCTCGGTGGCGATGCAGGCGCGCGCCACGTCGGCGAGCACCTCCGACACGTCGTCGTTCCAGTCGCGCACCTTGAGGATCAGCGGCTCGTTCTCGGCGTATATGGCATCCGAGCTCGCCGGCTGGTCGTGGATCAGCCCGAACTGCGAGACGTGGATGCCGGTCGCCGCCGACATCTTGCCGCAGAGGTTGCGGAAATGGTCTGTCAGCGGCTGCATGCTCGCCTGCGCTAGCTGCCCGAACTGCGGGATCGTGCCGTCGCGTGTCATGTCGATGTTGAAGATCGACCCGATGAAGGCATCCCACCTCGTCTTGTTGACGAAAGGGTCGCCGTCCGTGCCGAGCAGGTACTTCTGCGGAGCCGCCGCGAAGGCGGACGCGATCTCCTCGTTCACGTTGGCGCGCACCGCGTCGTCGATGTAGCCCATGACATCGCGCGTGATGCGGCTCGTGCCCAATGGCCGATCGAGCGTCGGCTCGTACGGGGCGACGAAGGCCGGCAGCCTCCCCAACCCGTGCGGCACGTACTCGGCTTCCCAGTAGCGACCCTGCCAAGCGCGCAGGCGTATGAGGTACTCGTCGGTGACGACGTCGACCCAGTTGGGCTCGTCGGTCTGCCGATGCCCCACGCGCCTCGTCGCCACGACGAACATCGCCGCGAGCGGCTCGTCGGCAGCGTCGTCCCAGACGACGCCCGATAGGCTCGCCGGGTAGGCGCTCACGTGGGCGTGGCCGGCGGCGTCGCCGGTCACGAGGTAGAGGTTGAAGCACTGCTCCAGCGCGCTCGTCGTCGCCTTCCGGTACAGCGTTCGCATCTTGTTGCGCCGGCACACGTCGGCAAGCATCTTCGACACGCTCTCGTCATCTGACGTGAACCCGTCGAACTTCGAGTGCTCGACCATGACGTCGACGCACTTCTTGCCCCACCCGCACGCAGCGGGGAGGTTCTTCAGCTTCGGCGGCACTGAGATGCCGAGGTCCTTGAGGACGTTGTGCATCAGGTAGTACATGTGCCGCTGCACGTTGCGATCGACGTGGTCGCTCCACGCCTGGACGAGGTCGCGGACAAGCTCGCGGTCCTCCTCGCGCAGGCCGTCGGCGGCCGCCACTTGGTACGGTATTGACGCGCTCATCTAACCAGAGCCCTCCTGTTCGGGTCCCTCTTTATCGCCCTGACGCCCCACAGCGCCAGCGCCACGGCCTCGACCATCGAAGGGTCGGTGCCGTCTATTCCCTCGTATCCGTAACCGGTCCGCCCGATCTTTCGCTTCTTGACGTGGGTCACGCACCAATCGAGCGCCGGCTGCCCGAAATGCGTCAGCCGCCCCTCGCGCACCGCGCTCAGCAGGCCGGCGCACGACGCCGCCACGTCGGCGGCGCCGGGGGCGACGACGGCGTTTCGAGGCATCCTACGCGAGCGCAGCTCGTCGCACAGGTCGCGCCCGTTACCACCGCCGTCGACGACGAAACCGCAGGCCGTGTCAACGCGGGCTTCGCAGAAGTCGGCGACCCACGTGACGCCTTCTGACATTGACCGGTACCTGGCCACCTCGACATGCGGCAGGCCGTCCGGGCGCTGCCTGCAGGCCGCAATCGCCACGGTCGACCCGTCGAGCGCGAACTTGATCCCGAAGGCGAGCCTGCCCTCTGTCGGCGGCTCGCCGACGGCGAGCGCGCCCCACTCGTCCGAGCTGATCTCGGGCGGCTCGCTCATGTTGTCCGGCAGCCAGTAACCCAGAAACTCCTGGGCGAAGGCGAGGATCCCGTCCTCGCCCTTGTTGACAAACATCCTGCAGTTGAGGCGTATCGCCTCGACGTCGGCGACCCCTTCCTCGATTGATGGGTTGACCTCGGCCCACCTGGACTCGTCGGTCACGTCGCCGATCTCGGGAACGCCCCACTCCCACCAGCACAGGTCATCCCCGGGCGCGCCGTGGGCCTCGGACCGCATCGGCGCGAACATGTCGCCGAAGCTTCCTGGACGGTGCGGCGTGCCGATGAAGATCTGCTGGGCGTTGTGCGCCTCGCCAGACGACGACGTAGGCGCGATGGCCTGCATCTGCTCGACCGTCAGCTCCTGCGCCTCGTCGTAGACGATCACGTCGAAGCTGTAGCCCAGCGACGCCGACTTCGTGCGCGTGCTGAAATGGATCCTCCCGCCGTTTTTCAGGAAGATGGCCTCCTGGGCGGTCTTGTTCTCGCAGTGCTTGACGAGTCGGTTGAACTTCGGGAACTCGGCATTGGGATCGTTCGCCTTCTTGCCGAAGATCTTGCGGAAACGCCTGAGCATCTCGCAGGTCGTCGAGTAGTTGTGGGCCGTGTAGAGGACGCTCATCCCCAACCCGGCCGCCAGGTAGGTCACCCACGCTATTGCGTCGGAAGACTTGCCCGCCTGGCGAGGGATCGACGCCCCGCACCTGCGGTGGATGAACTTGCCGGCGTTGTCAACGGCCGACCAGTCGTTGAGCATGTCCTTCTGCCAACGCAGAAGCGGCATGCCGGCCATTTCCATCATCGCCGCGACGCGCGCGCCATGCGACAGCTCGTAGGACTGCGCTACGTGCAGCACGGGCGGCGGGAACGTATGCATGACTTTTGGTTTAGGCGGGGTGCAACGGGAACGAGAGGAAGATGCTGTCGAAGTCGCTCGCCGACGACTTGCCGTCACCATCAGACTCCCCCTCCAACTCCGCTATCCTCCTCCTGATCTCGCGCAGCTCGGCCGAGAGCTTCGGCACGTCTGCGGCGCGCGCGTTCTCCCGCATGACGCGGTTGATGAACCGCTTCTGGGCGCGAAGCTCGGCGAGCTCGTCCTGCGGCTCATCGTCACCGACAACCGACATGACGGCGTCGGCGATCTCCTCGACCACATCTGGAGATCCCCCCTCGCGCGCGCGCATGCGCGATTCATCAGCCCGCGCGGGCGCGCATGAGTCACGAAGACCCAGGCGCTTGACCAGGTTGTAAACGCCCCTCCGAGAGCGCCCGAGCTTTTCCGCGATGGCCTCGCAGCTCATGTCGGGATAGTGGGCCTGGACGTACTCGACCTCAGCAATGCCGAACGGCTTATGCCACGTCACAACGCCTCACCTCCATCGATGCACTCGTTTTCTTAAGGCCCTGAGAAAAAAGCACTATGCCGCGGGGGTTGCCGGCCTGCCACAGGGACCCCGGTGCCCCACCCGTCACCAGTCCTGCGACGTCGGAAGCGGCATCGACAGCAACGAACATCCCGCGCCGGGCACTTCGATTACATCCGAACCCGCAACATCGATCCTGTTTCCCCTCTTCTGGTTGCAGATCCTGTGCGCCGGCGCTACATTGTCGCGATCGAAGGGACTGCCGCCCTTGCTCACCGGTACGATCTCGTCGAGTTCGTAGCTCATCGGATGACCCGCGGGCAGACTGTAGTCGATCGGCTTGCCGCATAGGTGGCACGGCAACCCTTCGTCGGCCACACGCTTGCGTAGCTTGTCACGGCGCGAGCCGTTGGACCTCCTCGGATTGGCCATGGCTCACCACCTCACGCCGTGCCGCTGCTGCATGAGCTCGCGCGCGTTCCGGTACTTCCAATCGGCACCGCCCCGGTAACGCATCTCGCCCGCATCGCGCTCATCCTTCGAGCGCTCGATGCCGAGCGCGGCCAAGAACGCGTCCGCGATGCGCGTGTGGTAATGCAGGGCAATGCGCGCGTAATCATCATGCGTCATCTTCTTTGCTTTGCTTTCTGGGAAAAAAGAAAGCCGCCCAATCCGAGCGGCCATACAGTTTTTGCACTGTACCAAAATTAGCGATTCAGCGTACAGTAGTCAAGCGGCAATTTCTTTTTATGGAGGGCTAGACCTCGGTCTCTCCCTTAAGCAGCCGGCTAATCCCCATGCTGTCAACCCAGTCGAACGCTATGTTCAGCAGGTAATGCCCGGTTGTTTTGGCAATTCCGTAATCATGTTCAATCGCCTCCCACTTCATCAGGTCGATGTAGCGCCACTCCATAACATCCGCGTACTTCCCGCCGAGGCCGTCCCTCACGGCCCGGATGACGACCAGCGCCTCGCCGATCTCGCCGGTTAGCTCGACTTCTTCGGCCTTGAGCGCGGCGAGCTGCTCGCCGAGCTCGTCAACGCGCCAGACAGCCCTGTTGGCCGTCGGGTCCGACATGCTGTGCTTCGAAGATACAGAAGGAGGCCGCCAGTCATCGCAGTCGTTCATGATCGCGAGCTGCACCTCGCGCAGCCTGACGACCGCCCTCTTGCATGATTCGAATCTTGCTCTCGCGTCCTTCGCCAAGTTCATGGCCTAGTACTTCTCGACATGACGCGTGACATGCTTGCACCACGGGCACCACATCGTTTTGATGTGGCCGCGCTTGCGAGCCCTCCCGAGCTTCCTCTGGATAGGCGTCTTCCCATAGCAAAGCTTGCATTCCATCCAGCTAATCGCCATCGTAATCACCTTCCTGTTAAATCCATGGCCCCGAATACCCGGCTTTCAGCCAGGTTTCCACCTTCTTGACTGCCGGATCCACGGCCTCGAGATCATCGTCGGTTATGCCGGCCACGAGCATGAACAGCCCTGGCGCCGTGAGGATCTCGACGATGGAAAGCGCGCTTTTCTTGATGTGGTCGTCGTAACCGTCGGTCATGAAGTGAGCTGCCCAGTTATTCGGCATCGGGCTCACCTTCCCACACGCCATGTAGCGCAATCGCCTTGTTCGCCCACATGACGCACTCTTCAAGTTTCGTCATCGCAATCGACTTCGAGCGGCTCGAAACGCACCGCAGCCCGATGATCGCCTCCAGGTCTTCCGCAGCCGAGCGGATGGAGTCGCTCACTTCGGCCTGTCTCTCGTTGAACTCGTGATGCTTGAAGGTATCGTTCATTTTCCTGGTCCTCTTTCTCTTTCTCGTCTCCGCATGGTGCTTCGCGGGGTATTTCTTCCGGTCCATCGGTATATCAAACGACCTCTTTATGCCTGAATGGAATGACTTCGCCATGGATCCCGACCGAAACACGCGGCCCAATCATGAATAGTTTGCCTTGGATGTCAC